TTAGATTTCTCTGCTTTCTTTATCCTCTTATACTCTTCAATAATTTTATCAACCTCACTCTTAGGTATGTTAACCTTGAGTTCTTCACCTTTAAATCCTTTACCAGTCTTCTCAATGTAATCATTAATCTTGAGTTGGATGTCCGCCTCTATGATCTCATTGATTTGGTCTCTAAGTTCATCACTCATTTTCTTTTCTTCCCCTTCTTAGGTGGAGTAGCTTTAAGACCCCAGAGATTAGGTCTTACCGCACCAGCACCATAATCAATTTTCTGAACTGCATCTTTACCATATCTATCATAATACATATCAAAAATATTCATCATCTTCTCTGAACGAGTCACATCTAAACGTGTCTCTCCTTCCACCACATACGTTACATTAAATGCATCAGTAGGAAGACTCTTATCTTCTGCCTTTTCTCTTGTGGTCTTCTCTAAGATAATCTCACACCAATAATCAGAAGGATTGAATTTTACTTCTTCTTTCTTTTCTTCTGCCACCACCTCTTCCCCTCTCTTAACTTCCTTACCACCAACGTTGACGGTCATGATCTACCACCCCATTGAATATCAGGATATGCTTCTTTAACCTGCTCATATGTTACAGCATATTCTTCAGATAATCTACCATCCTTTGCAAGAATTACAATTCTTGCTTCACTAGGATGAAGTCCTTCAAGCATTTGAATAAACATAGTCTCACGACGAATACCATTCAAAGAATCATTACCACCCTTCACAAAGTGATAGAGGTTTCTCTGCTCCCTACGAAGAGAAGTATGATCTGTTCCTTGTGGACTATCATTTGGTGTGAAAGGAACATCACCCTCTGGAATCATAGAAACAACTGTCTCATCAAAGTTCCATATAAGAATAGAAACTAATGCTTCATTACGATACTCTTTGAGTGCCTCTACCTTTGCAATTTTAGATTTCTGACTAGAAACATAATCTAAAATTTCATTTACAAATGGATTAGGTGGTAGTGTAGGTTTCTTAGAAGCTCTTTTCCTAACAGGTTTTGCTACAACTGTGCTACTCTTCCTCGGTTTCTTCTGTGGTGTTGATGTCATAATTGTTTTCAATTCTTAGGGCTAAAATTTCATCGGGAACTAACTGTCCATTTTCATCAAACATTTCTGGATGAGTATACACTACTTGAGGTGTTGTTTCATAAGAATGCTGTCTTGCCATCCATCCTATCATACCTCCTACTAATAATGCAAGAAAGGACACTACTGTTGTAAGTGTCAGTGTTACTATGGTCATGTCCATAATACTCCTCCAAGAGATTTACTTTTTTTTAATATCTAAGTAAAAGTTAAAGTGAAAAATAATTTCCCTATTCCAAAGAGCAATTAACTTTCCAAACTTTACTTGAAATGTTTTTGGTGGGTCTGGTCTTCTCCTCCTATTTCGTAACAGTAATTCCACTCCCCGATTCATTTCGGGTTTGCTTTTATTTAGAGTTCTTTTTTCTCCTGCCTGGTCTTCGGTCACGACTGTACCTCCATGCATCTTCTAAGATACTGTACAAATAATTTCTTATCTTACGTGCTTTAGGTTTTGGTATATGGCCATATGCCTCACGCAATTGTTTATGATTGTTGTCAGCACCTCCTTTAATGTATTGTTCAAGTTCTAATACTTGATCTGATATTTCAGCAGCAGTAGAACTCTCAATGAAAGCATCTACTTCATATTTTTTTGTCTTACGATATTCTAGAAACTGATAAAACTTGAGTTGCATCTTACCATCAAACGCAAGTTCGATAGCATGTTCAATCATGTCATATACAGTTTCAAAATCGTCAACGTTTTTCATTAGACTAATTTCTTCTCCTTAAGATACTGAACTGTTTCTGTACATCCACCAAGATTGGTAGAATCTATGACCACTTGAGGGAATGTAGTTCCCTCACCAAACTGACCATAAAATGCTTTCTTATCAAAATGCTTGTCTAGTTTATAAACAACGTGATTTAACTTTGCCAACTCTAATACTTGCACTACCTTTGTGCAATATGGACATCCTTCTTTGGAATAAACAGTAAAATTCATACTGATTGTCTAAAATTTTATTTAGTTTGAGCAACTACTGAAGCCCAATCAGCATCAAATAATTCTAATCCTTTGTCAGTAAGAACATGGTTATACATCTTCTCAAAAACATTAGGTGGCATCGTCACTACATGAGCACCAAGGGCAAAAGAAGTAGAGACTGCCTTCACTCCTCTGATAGAAGCAGATAAAATTTCAGTCTTTACCCAATGTTTTTGGAAAATTTCTGAAATATCTTTGATTACATCTAACCCATTAACTGAGTTGTCGTCAAGTCTCCCTACAAATGGTGAAACATATGTTGCTCCTGCCTTAGCAGCAAGTATTGCCTGTGCTGCATCAAAAATCAAAGTAACATTAACCTTTGTACCGTCTTTTGCTAACTGATTACAAACATAAAGACCATCTGGTGTACAAGGAACCTTGATGGTTGCAACCTCTTGGAACTTAGCAGCAAGCCTACGACCCTCAGAGGTCATCTCTTCACGACTTCCTACTACTTCCATACTAATGTCTCTTACACCTGCTTCAGCAAGTTCTAGGTACACATCTTCAGGATCTCTACCACTCTTTCTAATCAGAGTAGGGTTAGTGGTCACTCCATCAATCAAACCAGTCTCAAAATGATTAAGGATTGTTGAGACATCTGCTGTGTCTAAAAATATTTTCATAAGGATAATTTGTCTAGAGTATCTATAAAAGAATAAAAAAAGAGACCCCTTTGTGAGGGTCTCCTTATTGTATCAGGTCAAAACTAATTTGTCTATGAGATCTTTGCATGAGGAGCGAATTTACCTTTTGCTGATACCTTCATACCAAGATACAAGATATCTGTCCACAGTTCTGCTTTGTCTTTTTGCTTCTCATTATATTTAAGAGCATCATACCAAAACTTAACCTGCATTAATTTAGCAACAGCAACTCTTTTATCTTTTTTATATAGTTTCTCAATACGATATTCAAAATCATCATATGAATCAGCATTCTTACCTTTAGTTATATAATCATACATTTTTCCATACTCTTCTCCTTCATCTTCTAAAGCATTAATATTTTGAGGATAATCCGAAAATTTATTCGTAAAGTTCTTTGCATTTATCAATTCAATAACCATAGCAATAGGTGCTTGTCCTCCTTGAGCTGCAGGAGTTCTTTTGATAAAAGTATTGAAAGTTAATGTTCCACCTGATGTTCTACTAATATTAACTTTATAGTCAGCACTAGATCCAAACTTAATCATATTATTAACAGAATCACTTTTCCAAAGATTTTCATATTCAAGTTTAACATTTGACATTGTATATTTTTCAAGTTTTTCCATTTTTAATATTGATGATGACGCAATATTATGTAAATGAATTTCTGCATTATTACCTTGTTGCACTTTCTTAAGAGATAATCCAACAAGTTTATTATCCTCCATTAATCCAACTAATAAATTATTCAACTCAACTAAAGTTTGTGTTACTGGTTCTTTACGTTTAATTTCACCTTCTATCTTTTTTTTAATTGCTGGCATATCATAGGCAGCAAAGATATCAGCAGGGTTCCACGTTGTATATTTTCCTGCTGGAACGAATGGATTTAAATCTCTTGCTACCTGTTGTATTTCATCTTGGAAGAAATGTACAAGATCCTGTTTATTATACTCAAATAGAGCCCATTTAGGATCACTATACTTTGTTAAAAATTGTTTTTGTTGTTGAAAATAAGTCCAAGTCCAGTTATCCAATCTATGAGACCACTTTGCACCAAAAACAGATTCTAATTGTTCTCTAGTTTTTTTATCATTCATTATATCAGATTCTTTCTTAAACTTAACATTATCAATCAATACTCTATTGAATACAACTGTGGTTCCCTTTTCTTGTATATCTGTAGGTATAACAGTACCACCAGGTTCATTACTTAATTTTTCAAACCTAATTTCTTTTTGATTTCTCTCTGCAACATCTTCACGGGTTCCAACAAAAACTTCTAGATAACTTCCTTTCTTCTTTGAACTAACCAAACCATACTTCTTACTTACATCCTCCCAAAGTTTTTTAATTTGAGAATCCTTTATATCAGGGAAATAATCAAAACGAATAATCCTTCCTCTCTTTTTTGCATCAACAGTTATTAAATTATCTCCATTAGGACTTTTACCATAGGTAAAACTAGTTTTATCATTATTTGAATAATCAACATTAGGATTTTTCTTATCAAACTTTGCTTGTTTAACTAAAACAGCCAAATATTCTACAACACGATTTGTAGTCGTTCCTACCCTATCATATTTCTTCGCCATAATCTTTTTGAAATATTTATTTGAAAAAGTAATAGGGCAAAAAAATACCCCGAATTTTTTTCGGGGTATTCTGGAATCAAAAAGTGATTTTGGTTTTACCCAATAGAAGGAGCAACAAGTGCAACCTCTGTTTCGTTAGCAGATGCTAAGTCAAGAGGGAAGTTGTGTGCATTTCTTTCATGCATAACTTCCATACCAAGGTTTGCTCTGTTAAGAACGTCACCCCAAGTAGGAACAACCTTACCTGATGCATCAACAACTGATTGGTTGAAGTTGAATCCATTTAGGTTGAATGCCATTGTGCAGATACCCATAGAGGTTAACCATACACAGATAACTGGCCAAGATGCTAGGAAGAAGTG